GAAAACTGCTGGATAAAGGCAAATCCGAATCTCGATATTACGGTCAGCCGAAAAGACATGCACCGGATGTGCAAAAAGGCTATCGAATCGCCATCAGCACAAAATAATTTCCTGGTCAAAAAGTTAAATATCTGGACGACGCAAAAAGTGAAATGGATCAACCTGACGAAATGGGACGCGTGCAAAGAAAGAATTGATGAGGTCGACCTGGTCGGGAAATTGTGTTACGGCGGTATCGATCTATCGAGCAATACCGATATTACCGCCAACGTGATGGTATTTCCGATGGAATCGGGCCGGTTTGCGGTGGTGCCGCGATTCTGGATACCAGCAGAAAACGCCCGCGAACGGGAGAACCGCGATGGCGTCCCATACACCAGCTGGGCAAAGGCCGGTTACATCAAGATGACCGAAGGTAACGTTATCGATTACGATATTGTAATGGCCGATATTATGGCCGATTGCGAAAAGTTCGGTATCGACTCGATCGCATTCGACCGCTGGCAGTTCGAGGCGATCCGCCAGAGACTGGTAAACGAGGGGGTCCCGGAAGATAAAATGATATCCTTCGGTCAGGGATTCGCATCGATGTCGGCACCGATGAACGAGCTGGAAAAATTATACCTGTCCGAAAAACTGATCCACAACGACAATCCGGTTCTCAACTGGATGGCCAGTAATGTCGCAGCGCGGATGGATCCGGCTGGAAACATTAAACCGGACAAGGAAAAATCGACCGAAAAGATCGATGGCATCGTCTCACTTATCATGGCGCTTGGCCTGGCTATAACCACCGGACCTAAAAAACCCAGTATATATGAAGATAGAGGTATTATTTCGATATGAATATCTTTAAAAAAATAATGACCGCTTTTAGCGGGGCAAAAGCGGTCAGAAGCGGTACAACAAATCCTGCCCAGTGGCTTATCGACTGGGTATCAGGCGGTAAGGCATCGGCAGCCGGAATAAGGGTAACAGAAAAAAACGCACTGCAATATACGCCATTCTGGGCGGCGGTCAGAATAATATCCGGGACCATCGCGTCGCTGCCGTTTCTGGTTTATCGCAGAACCGCATCGGGAGGAAAAGAAAGAGCGACCGGCCATGCAGTTTATAAGCTGATCCACGATCGACCGAACGAATATATGGATGCCCAGACATTTATCGAAACACGCCAGGGGCATGTTTTGACATATGGTAACGGATATGCTGAGATACAGAGAACAGCCGGCGGAAAGCCGGTGGCCCTGTGGCCGCTTTTACCGGATCGGACATTTAGAAAAATGTCGCCGGAGGGTGTTCCGTATTATGAAGTTCGCCCGGCCAAAGGTGAAACAGTTTTCCTGCCGGATTATAACGTCCTGCACATCAAAGGGCTGGGTTTCGATGGCTATACCGGTTACAACGTGATTCAGTATCATAAAGAAAGTATCGGATACGGTATCGGCGTTAAAGAATATGCTGCCCGATTTTTTAGTAACGATGCGTCCAGCGGCGGGATATTGGAGCATCCGGAAACCTTATCGAACGAGGCGATCGCCCGGCTGCGAGAGTCTTGGGACAAAGATAACGCCGGGCTGTCAAAGGCTCACCGCACGAAGATCCTCGAAGAAGGGATGAAATGGGTTGCGACAACCGTTGATCCAAAGGCGGCCCAGGCACTTGATACCCAAAAATTCACCGTCGACGATTGCAGCCGGATATTTAATATCCCGCCGCATAAACTCGGATCGCTTGATAAGTCATCGTTTAACAATATCGAGGAACAGAACATCGATTTTATCACATCGACGATGTTGTACTGGTTCAAAAAATGGGAACAGGAAATAAATTATAAATTATTTATGCCGGCTGAACAGCAGAGGATGTTCGCCGAGATCCTGGTCGCCGGTTTACTTCGCGGCTCGACCGACGCGAGGTCAAAATCTTTCGCATCCGGTCGGCAGTGGGGATATTACAGCATTAACGATATCCGCCGGATGGAAAATATGAACCCGATCGGGCCTGCAGGTGATATTTATCTCGATCCCTTAAATATGAAACCGGCTGGAACCGAGGACCCGAAAGCAGAACCAGCCGCCGAGCCGGAACCGGATAACGACGACCAGATAGACCGCGCACATCGCAGTCTGATCGCCGGCTGCTGGGCGAGGATAATTCGCAAACAGATCAACGCCATTGAAAAGGGCATCAGCGCCGAGTTTTATGGCCGCCATCGGGATTACGCCCAAACAGTATTGTTTGATGCGGCCAACGCATACGCCAGTATCCGTAATGTCACCGGCGAAAAGGCACAAGCGATATTAAGCGATATCGCGACCCGCGAAATAAATAAAGAAACCAAACTCAAAGAATCCGATGCCGGAAGGCTGGCAGATCAAATCCTTATAAAAATTGGAGCTGAAAATGGTTAAAAAAAATCAGGAAATTCAAACGAAAAATCTGGAACGGCGGGTTTTTGCCGTTGAAGATGTTGAATTACGAGTCAGCGATGGTGATGGTCCGCAGATTACCGGATATGCCGCCAAGTTTGGCAAAAAGTCCGTAAACCTGGGCGGTTTCACCGAGCACATCCAAAAAGGCGCATTCGATGAGGCTTTGAAAAACAGCGATGTCTGCGCATTGAAAAACCATGACTCGAACCTGCTGCTGGGTAGATCCACCAGCGGGACGCTGCGGCTGAAAACCAATTCGGTTGGGCTGTATTTTGAGATCGACCCGCCAAATACGACCACCGGCAGAGATACGATCGAGGAAATACGACGAAAAGATCTCAACGGCTGCAGCTTTGCGTTTATTATTGCAGAAGATGCCTGGAAAAACAACGAAGATGGAACGGTGGAGCGGACAATAATCAAAGTGGAGCAGCTGTTCGATGTCGGCCCTGTAACCAAGCCTGCATATTTGGACACAACAGTATCAATAAGATCGCAAAATTCATTCGAAGAATATAGGGCGGCAGTAGAACGAAGAAAAAAACAGCCAGAGAATAAAGAAAAAGAAATTGAACGTAACCGGCAGTTCGAGAAAAAATATCGCAAAGCCGGGCGTATTATTAATCGCAATAAGTCAACCGATGTTTGATTTATTGTGCCGGGCCGATGTTCCGGGTGAAGTGATTTTATAGATACAGCAGAAGAACCGAATCGCAAAATAATTTGAGGGCAGTTGCAACGCAACTGGCCTTTTTTTATTGCGCAAAAAAAAGGAGCAAAAAAAATGTTGACAGTAGCAGAGTTAAAAGAACGCGCCGTCACAGAGGCCGAGGCCGCGCGAGAAATCAAAGATAAGGCCGATCAGGAGTCGCGAGGGATGACAGAGGATGAGGCCGAACAATTCGACGCCCATCTGAAAGAATCGGAACGCATGGAAAAAGAGTCGGACCGCCAGGAAAGACTGGAGGCCACCGAAAAACGCCTAAACGAGCCAGAAAAAAGAAAGGTAACACCTGAAACGGCCAATGGCGATCGGATCGAAACATCTAAATCCGATATGTTTAAGTTCGGGCAGTTGCGAGCATTCACAGGCAAAGCCGCATCGGCTGATGCTTACCTTTCCGGCAAATGGTTAATGGCGACGGTCATGGATGATGCCGCATCGCGTCAATGGTGCCGCGACAAAGGGATAGATCTTCGGGTTCAGACCGAGGGCGTTAATACCGCCGGCGGTTTCGTTGTCCCGGATGTAATGGAGCGAGCGATTATAGATCTTCGCGAAACCTATGGAATGTATCGAGCGAACGCCCGCGTACTGCCAATGGCATCAGATCATACAGTGGTGCCGCGACGGACCGGCGGAGTAACGGCATATTTCATCGGTGAAACGACCGAAATAACAGAATCGGAAAAAAGCTGGAACCAGGTCGAACTGACCGCAAAGAAACTCGGCGCTTTGACCAGAATGAGTACCGATCTCAACGAAGATGCGATCATCAATATTGCCGATGATCTGGCGCAGGAAATGGCCTGGGCATTTGCCAAAAAAGAGGACCAATGCGGCCTCGATGGTGACGGAACAAACACCTATGGCGGAATGGTCGGTATTCGGGCCAAGATGGTCGACGGCAACCATGCTGGAAGTTATGACGCAGGAACATCACCATGTACCGCCTGGTCACATATCACCATCGCCGATGAGATCACAACAGTGATGAGCAAACTTCCGACCTACGCACTTCCGCGGGCCAAATGGTATATCCATCCAGCGGGAAAAGCTGCTTGTTTCGATGCCCTGGCCCTGGCCGCCGGAGGCAACACCACACGCGAGATCGCAGCTGGCGCCCAGCCGATGTTTGGTGGTTATCCGGTCGTTGTATCGGCAGCGATGCCATCGGCACCAACTAACGGAACTATCTGCATTCTTTTCGGTGACCTATCGATGGCCGCGACATTCGGCAACCGCAGAGGAATCACCGTTAAAGTATCCGGCGACAGATATCTGGAATACGACCAGATAGGGATCCAGGCAACCGAGAGATTTTGCATCGTCAATCACGATGTCGGCGACAGTTCAGACGCCGGTCCAGTCGTTGGCTTACAAGGAACCACATAAGATTAATCATCAAGTAAACAAAATTTTTGTAATAGGAGAAATATCATGTTACCAGCAAGTAAAACAGTCCCTATGTTCGAAGGGATAACGATGACCTCGGCCGGTACGGTATTCGGGACAGTCGACACAAAAGGATTTGACTTTTGTGCGATCGACTTAGAAGCCGGAACAGGTGACGCGGCATCGACAGCAGTAACCACGCTGCGGATCTGCGAATCTGATACAGCGCCGACGGCATACACCGGTGGGACAGCAGTAACCGCTTTTGTCGGTGCGGCGGCCGTAAGTACATCTGCCGGTTTTGTTCTGCCGGCATTAAGTTCGTCGACAGAAAACGTTTACAGGTTCAACATCGATCTGCGAGGTCGAAAAAGATATCTCGGTATCAACTTTGCACCGACAAAACAAACGCTCGGTGTAGGCGCCCAGGCACATTTATATCGAGCTGCCGATGGCGCCGATATCGCCACAGTCGCAACCGGGACTGCCGGAGCGAGATTGATCGTTTCAGGCTAAGAATCGAATGGGTTACTTTCTTCCGGGGTGTCATCGCCTAACGCGGTGGCACTTCGGAAGATAAAATATTTTACGGAAGAAAGTGAGTTTTAAAAAATGGAAGAAAAAACATTAAACAAACGAGTATCGGAAATTCCATACTGGTATCATAAAATCGAGCTACCAGATGGGACTATTACACCGGGCTGGTCGCCGATCAACCCTGATCGATATTGTATTCCAGAAGATCTTACCGGTAAACGAGTATTGGATATCGGGGCCTGGGATGGATACTGGAGTTTCGAGGCGATAAAACGCGGAGCTAAAGAGGTTGTCGCAATAGATGATTTCAGCGACACAGGTGGCCTTCCGATCCAAAGAAAAAAATGGGAAACATTCGATTTGTGCCGCGAGGCGTTCGGATTCAATAAACCTGTCACTGATGACCGGTTGCTGTTACTTTTCTTTGAAAACGATAAAGAGCAATATTGCGGTCGCATCGAGATGTCAATTTATGAAATCGACGCCGAAGCGATGGGCCGATTCGATATCGTTTTCTTTTTCGGCACGATCTACCATCTAAAACATCCGCTGTTGGCGTTGGAAAAAATAAGCGATATTTGTGACGGTTCGATTTATATCGAGACCGCATCGCTGGATGAATATTCACCTTACCGCGGTGGCATTGGTGCCGGTTTTAACCGCAATGAAACGGTAATGGAGTTTTATCCAGGCAAAGAGTACGGAGCAAATGAAAGCAACTGGTGGTCGCCGACTTTGCAATGTTTGGGCGCAATGCTTGCGACGGTCGGTTTTGTCGATATCGAATGCTGGCCGCTAACAGAAGAACCGAAGGAATTGTCGCATTGTCGGGGATTTGCATCTGCGACCAAAAACCCACAGACCGCGCCGGCGAACCGGCCAAAAGAGGTCATTACGCAGACATCATTAGGTACGATGAAAGTTGCAGCGGTGATGAGTGTGCCGCGGCTGGGCTTTGCTGACAATATGACATGTGCCGTCGAGGCTTTATGGCCACTTAGGATTCCGCTGATAAACATCCAGGGAGCTTTTTGGGGCCAATGCTTAGAACGCGGAATGCAGCAGCTTATCGATGCCGGTATCGATATACTTTTGACGATTGATTATGATACGGTTTTCCAACGCCGCGACGTCGAGGAAATACTTAGACTCATTCATCAAAACCCACAAGCGGCAGCAATAGTACCGATCCAGCGGGGCCGGGGAAATTACCCGGTGCTGATGAGCATGAAAAGTATCTCCGGCCAGCAGCGAAAAGATGTACCTTTGACCGAGCTGCAAAAGAGTGAAACAGCTAAGATCGCCAGCGGGCATTTTGGATTGACCGCGATCAGAGTTAAGGATCTTCTCGATATTCCGCATCCCTGGTTCTGGGGAAAGCCGAATAACGATGGACAATGGGGACCAGGCCGAATTGATGACGATATCTGGTTCTGGAAATTATTAGAAAAATTAGACAAGACAGTCTTACTGGCCAATCGCGTTGTCGTCGGCCACCTGGAATTAAAAATAAACTGGCCCGACGAAAGTCTGCAAACTGTATATCAATCGACGAGCGAGTTTCACGATAATGGTAAACCCGAAAATGTATGGAAATAAAAGGAACAATATGATGGCAGAAAAATATATTTATCTGAAAATGACAAAAGAATGGGGCGGATTCCAGATCGGCCAGATCGTCCGGTTTGGGGAGAATAAGGCCCGCGGCCGAATCGCTGCCGGTGAAGGTATAGAAGTATCTAAACCATCACCAGCAAAAAAACCGCTGGCCGAAACAGCAACCGCAAACCCTGTCGCAGAAACAGCGGAAGTTACGCCACAGAAAAAACAAAAGACCAGCAAAACAAGAAAAAGGAATTAAAACATGGCTAATCCTACAAGAATAGAAGGTGACATGTTCGTCGCCGGCAACATCAGTTCCCGGACGATGGCAATCCCTGATGGGACGGTTATCAATGCAGACGTTTCGGCGTCGGCTGCTATCGCGGCGACAAAAATGGAACATCGACACCAGGTGCATTATTCCCAGGAAGTCGATACAACCGCTGCCGACGAGGGCCGCGTGATCCATGTCGTTTACGGCTCGACCGGTTCGATAGTTGCTGTCGAGGCCGGCTGCGTTATCGCCAACATCGGCGATTCAACGGTGACGGTCGACCTGCATAATAACGGAGCATCGATATTGACCGCGCCAATCTCTATTGATTCCGGCGATGCAGCTTATGCTATCGTCGCCGGCTCGATTGATACGGCGGCTCTGGCCGATGACGATGTCCTGGAAGTTATTATCGATGCCACCGTCGGCGGCGGTACGCTTGGTAAGGGTCTGTTTGTTTCGGTAATTATTTCAGAGGACGCTGCATAATGGCACTGAAAGTATCAACACAACCGACCGCCGAGCCGATATCGTTGGCCGAGGCAAAACTGCATTTGCGCGTCGATCATACGACCGATGACAACCTAATAACGACATTGATCCAGGTCGCCCGCGAATGGTGCGAGCAATTTCAGAACCGCGCATATATCACCCAGTCGATAACTTTGACGCTTGATAAATTTCCGACTTTTTTCACCCTGCCGCGACCGCCATTGCAATCGGTGACGAGCATAAAATATATCGACTCCGACGGCAGCCAGCAGACCTTAGGCACCAGCGTTTATGATGTCGACACCCAGTCGACACCGGGCCGGATCGCCCTGGCATACGGCCAGAGCTGGCCGATCATCCGCGGCGATATAAATTCGGTCGAAGTCATTTATAAAGCCGGCTACGCATCGCCAGCAACATCGACATTTGGTTCCGATATTTTAACCGTCGCCAGCCGGACGTTTACCGATGCCGATATCATACGCCTGACGACAACCGCCGGCGATTTACCGGATCCGCTGGCGGCCTATACAGACTACCACGTTCGCGATTATTCCAGTAATACGTTCAAACTGGCAGCGACCGCCGGAGGTGCGGCGATAACATTAACCGACGATGGGACCGGGACGCATTATGTCGGGGTTGTACCGGGCAGAGTGATCGCGGCGATGAAACTGCTTATCGGCCATCTCTACGAACATCGCGAGCAAGTGTCCGAAACCAATCTGAAAGTAACACCGATGGCGGTCAGATCGCTTTTAAGTTTCGATCGGGTTATGGATATATAATAATTTAGCGGGAAAGTTTTAAATGCAAGCGGGAAAATTGAGACATCGGATCACTTTGCAAACCGCATCGACGGCCAAAGATGGTTACGGCGAGGACATCCAGACGTTTGGAACATTAGCCACCGTCTGGGCGTCGATCGAGCCGCTGCGAGGCCGCGAGCTTTTACTGGCCCAGCAAATATCCGCCGAGATAACGTTTCGGATTCGGATCCGGTATAACGCATCGCTCGCAGCAGAGGACCGGGTCATATTCGGGTCGCGAACGTTCGAAATAATAGCGGTTCTCAATAAAGACGAGCGAGACGAGCAGATCGAGCTGATGGCAAAAGAGGTTCTCTAAGATGATCGATATGATGCTCGAAGGAGCTGCCGAGCTGGAAAAAACGCTTTTGCGATTAGAGAAAAAGACCGCAAAAAAGGTTGTCAGAAAAGCCGTTCGAGCTGGTGCGAAACCGACCCTTACAACCGCCAAAAATAATGCCGCCTCGATGGTTGGCGGCAAAATGGGCGCACTGATAAAAAAGAATATTGTTATTAAGGCTTACAAAAAACAAAGGTCCGGATCATTCGCCCTGGCGGTACGGATGCGTTCGGGCGTCGCAGAGTTCATCCATATTACCGCTGACGGCGAGAGATATTATATTCCAATGGCGATCGAATACGGTCACGCGCTGCCGGGAGCTGGCGGCGGTAAGAGTAAAGATGTTGTCGCGGTGCCGTTTATGCGAAATGCCATCGGCATCGGAATACCGCAGGCAAAGCGGATAATTAAAAACGAGATCGTCAAAGGTATCAATCAGCTTGCAAAGACATAAAAAAATGGAGATTAATATAAATGACAACAGATGAAAAAGTTGACAAAATATTAGAAATCGTTCTGCCGCTGGTTCCGATGGTTCAGTCACACGATCAAACTTTGTACGGCAACGGACAGCCGGGCCTAAAAGAAGAAGTGGCCCTGACAATGCAAAGGCAAAATGATTGTCCGGCCCGCAAGGCCGTCACCGCCGAGGGTAAACGGCTCAACTTAGCTTATGCGGCCCTGGTGGTTGCTGTTATAAGCTGCATCGCATCTGCGGTATTCGGGGCGGTGAGTTTTTTTACGCAAAAATAATGAATTGCCCAAAGCAAATCCTGATTGAAATGGCTCGGCTAAACCTTCTGCTGCGAGACGAAGCTGCCAGCGACCAGGCCAGGGCGGCTATAGAAGATCAAAGAAAAATGATCTTGAAATTACATGTTGTTTTTAATAGAGATCTAAAAATTAAAGAGTGCGAAGTTAAAGATTATTAAGATGTCAAGAATACGCTCAATGCACATAGCCGATCCGCATTACAGAGATGTTCTCACCTCCGGGGCGCCCTGGTGGGGCGCTCTCGATATTCGTACAGCCGGACCTCATGCGGCGACTAATATCGCAGCCGCGGCAACCGAAGCGGAATCCCAAAGCGCTGACTACTTCGCGAATATGGGAGATATAGTTCATCGTTCGCAGAATGGTAATGTTCAGACGGCTATCGCGGCCGCTGAAGATGCGGTTGATAGCAACTTTTCAAGTGATGCTTTTCACGTTTTAGGCAACCATGAATGTATCCTGGATAACAGCGGAAACAGTTTTGCGAACTATAAGGCCGAGGTTGCTATGCCAGCTGCCGCAACGTCCTGGTCAACCGGCCTGCCGGCAAACTGGCCCACCAATACCGCTTATTACAAAGATATAAAAGGTGTAAGAATCGTTGCCCTGGCTCCAAGTGATGAACTACCGGACGATCCTGCCAGAACAGCACATCGGACTTTTTTATCAAATGAGGCTTTCGATACCGATCTGCCGATCATGGTTTTAAGCCATTATTATCTGGCGAACACTTATACTAATCCGGTCAACGGTGAAGCATACGCGACCGATTATGCGGCAATCGTAACACTAATGGAGGCGGCGAACGTCCAGGTCGTCCTGCAAGCTCACATGCATGTCGTCACCGGCTATGCTCCGTTATATTACAAAGCAAACGGTATCCAGTATTTCAGCCTCCGAGGCGCGTTACTGGCCCTGGTTACCGGCGAGGATCCTGGCGTGGCGTATTCAGCTTATTATATGTTTGATACGATTTTTAACGCAGTTAAAAACGATTCCGGAAAAATGGAAGCAAATGTCCAAGTGACCGGCTATTTACAAGGGACGAGTAAAAGTTATGATTCTTTTTTAGTGGCATGATGGAAATTACGATCCCGACAAAAGAAGAATTAAAAACCATGACCAGAGTCCAGCAGCGAGAGCGCCGCAAACAGCTTATGGCGATGCCGCTGGAATGGCTTATAGAAAACCCATTGTGTCCGGACTGCCGACCTGGAATAAATTATATCTGCTGTATTCCATGCAGAGGAATAGCTCGATATGAAGAAGGGGAACTCGAAAAGCGATTCAGTGAAGATGAGATTAAGGAAATAAAATCGATGCTGGTAGGACCGAATAGTTTTCTTGGAGAGAATGGTTGTATATTACCCCGAAAGCTAAGAGCTGAAATATGTTTAAGGTATATGTGTAATTTTAGGGCTAAACAAACTATTAAAAGGAGTTCATAATGCCTTTGGTTTTAGAAACAGTCGATACGGATGGGGTTGATTTGAATACCGCCGGTTTTGGTCACAAACAAACCACCGTATGTAATTGGACGAATAGTGAGGGAAGGGATGTTCTTGCGCAGTTTCGATGTAAAATAGGCGTAACCGGCGGTGCATTAGCGGCTGGCTTGACAAATTTCCAGGCTCGTTTTGATTGGCTAAATGGTGCTACCGACGAGGGCGGTTATGCTAAAGTATCAGAAGCAAAATCAGTTGCTGCCGATACGATTTTCTGGATGAAGTTCGGGCCTTATCTTGTGAAATCCGCCGAGCAGATACGAATACAAGTTTACAGCGATGACGCAAACGACACAGATATCGATATTGATACAGAGGTGATAGATGTCCAGGCAGATGTTCAGCTTATGGGCGCCGCGGTCGGCCTGGTCGGTGCTGGAAGTACGACGACACAGTTTACACTTTCAACCGCCTTTGTTGGCACAGCCGATGCTTATGTTGGCGAATATATAGCGGTTACAGACGCCGGCGATGGCAATAGCGAAGTTCGGCTAATTACAAATTATACAGCCGGTCGAGTAATAACAGTTAGCAGGCCATTTTCATTTACACCGGCAGCGAACGATGTCGCTGTTATGCAACCGGCCGCCTATGGAGGTTTGGTAGGCAACCTCAATACGCTTGTTTCGAGTTGGGGATCAGAGACAACAACGGTATTTAGGTTAGATGCCGGAGAAACAGCAAACGATGCCTATAACGGAATGCTTGTCTCCGTAACAGATGTCACTGATTTACTTACCGAGATTCGCCGAATTGTAAATTATGATGGCAGCAATAAAGAGATCACAGTTGACAGGGCCTTTAGTTTTACGCCGACAAATGACGACAGAGTACAAATTCATTCCGTCGGTTATGCAGATGTGAATGTTACTCATGTTCTGGCCGCCACACCGACATCCGCTGCGGGAATCGTCACCGCCTTGATGGCCGACACCGGTTTAACAGAAGGTGGAACCTGGACGGTCGAAAAAATCCTAAAAATAATGGGCGCCTGGGCCGGCGGAAAATGGCAGGATAAATCCGGGTCGCCTGGAACCTACGAGGTTCTCGATGCCGAGGACGCCACGACGGTGATCATGGAAGTAACACCTTCGGCAACAACGCCGCAAAAGACAGTTTCGGTACAAATATAAAATGGCTATTTTCTCCAATAGTGTAGTTGCCCTGGCCACCGGCGGGGTTTTATTGAACGTCACTTTACCGACGGCACCGACGATCTCGGCGGCGGTCGATAATGGCGACCAGGATTCGATAACGGTTACAGTTGTCGGAACCGGTACGATCCAGCTTTATTATCGGCTGCGAAACGGCACAACCTGGACCACCGGAAATACCCGCTCCGGCAACGGCGATATAACCGAAACCGGCCTCGATGACGCCAACTGGTACGAGTTTTATATAACCGACACAATCAACAGCGTCGAATCGACTCCGTCGGCGATAACGATGGCCCACTTAGCCGGCGTCGGTGACACTACCATCGAGACGGCCCTATTTACGATCTTAGATGGCGACGCCGACACCGAAGCGATCGTCGGCGCGAGGATCTATCCGGCGATCGTTTACCAGACCGCAGATCTGCCGGCAGTTACTTTCCAGCAAATTTCCGGGGCCAGAACGCATACAGCCGGCGGCCCGATATCGCTGGCGAATCCGAGGTTCCAGGTCAACTGCTGGGCGGAGACCTACGCCGAGAGCCGCCAGTTAGCCGAGACGGTTCGCAAATGCCTCGATGGCTATTCCGGCACCGTAAACACCAGGGCCATCGACAATATCGCTTTAGATAACGAACTGGACACTTTCAAATGGATAGACAGCAAAAAAGTTTATGGCAAAATGCTGGACTTTATCGTCTGGTTCCATGAAGCCACTTAATAACTAAGAACAAAAAAAACAGACCAAAGGGTCGGCAACGTTGCCGGCCCTTTTTTTATTGCGCAAAAACAAAATTTCACTTTTTGAAAATTTAGGAGAGATAAAAATGGCAGATGGAATTACAGGGTTCGGGACAACTATAGCCGGCGGGACTACCGGCACGATCGCCCATGTCCTGAATATCTCAATATCCGGTCCGACGGTAGATGATATCGATCTAACCAGTTCCGATTCAACCAACCGGTTCAAAGCCTATGTCGCCGGTATGATCGACCCAGGCGAGATAACCGTTGATGTTTGTTATGACGGCTCGGCCAGCGGCACCGCCGACGATGTCATGGGTAACTTCGGCGCCACCGACGAGGTATGGACAATAACATTTACCGATACGTCGACCTGGGTTTGCAACGGCTATATCAAATCAGCCACTTTCGGGGCGCCATACGATGGCAAGGTTACATCGACGATCACAATCAAACTCACAGGCGAGCCTACCTATACCGACGTCGCATAAAAAAACACAATCTACTCTAAAGAATTAAGGAGAAAACCAAAATGGCAGATGGAATTACCGGGTTCGGGACAACCCTGGCGGGCGCGTCGACATTATCCGGCGACGCGGCCCATGTAATGAACATATCAATTTCCGGCCCGACGGTAGATGATATCGATCTAACCAGTTCCGACTCGACCAGTCGATACAAAGCCTTCGCAGCTGGTATGATCGATGCAGGCGAGATAACGTTTGATGTTTGTTACGATGGCTCATCGGGCGGAACATGCAACGAAGTCATGGGCAATATCGGCGGCAGCGACGAGGCATGGACGGTCACATTCACCGACACTTCGACTTGGGCATGTAACGGTTACATCAAATCAGCCACGATCGGGGCGCCATACGATGGCAAGGTTACACAATCGATAACCCTTAAGCTGACCGCCGGACCGACTTATACCGACGTCGCATAAAAAAAAGAAACGCATAAAAAAAGGAAGAAATAACATGCTCAACAAAGAACAGATTTTAAACGCCGATGATCTGCAAATCGAGACCGTCGAGGTCCCGGAATGGTCCGGCAGTGTTTGCGTCCGGACGCTTAGCGGAGCCGAACGCGACAGTTTCGAGGAATCGCTTTTTACCGGCATCGGCAAAGACCGGCAAACCAAAATGGCCAACGTCCGCGCCAGATTATGCGGCCTGGTTATCTGCGATGAAAAAGGCAACAGATTATTCACCGCCGCCGATATCGAAAAACTCGGCAAGAAATCATGTCGGCCGCTCGATCGGATCTATGAGGTCGCCCAGCGACTTTCCGGCATTACCGATACCGACGTCGAGGAAATGGTAAAAAACTCCGAAGCCGTCCAGAGCGAAGATTCTATTTCAGATTAGCCGCACACCTGGGCAAAACCGTCGGTCAATTATTAAAAGAGATCGACAGCCGGGAACTTTCGGAATGGATGGCATTTTCCAAGATCGAACCATTCGGCGAGCAGCGAGCTGACATCCGTTCAGCGATCATCGCCATGACGATGGCCAATACCTGGCGATCGGCAAAACAGCAGCCATTAAAGATCACCGATTTTATACCGAACTTTGAACCGATGCAGCCGAAAACCGAAAACGAACTCAAAAACATTCTCAAAAATTTCCAGAAAGCTTAATACATGGCCGCGATTTCAACATTAGCCGTTAACCTGATCGCCCGGACCGGCATCTTTGAAAAGAAGATGCGATCGGGCCGGCGGTCCCTTAACCGCTTTTCAGCTTCCGCTAAACGGACCAGGCGAATGCTTGTCGGGATCGGTTCGGGTATTGTCGCCGCCGCCGGAATCGGCGGGCTGGGAATGCTGCTCAAAAGCACGATGAGCAACATCGATAAAACCGGCAAATTAGCGATCCGGCTGGGCGAGACGACCGAAAACCTTATCCGTCTGCGCCATGCCGCAGAGATAACCGGCGCCAGCTCCGAGGCCCTGGACAAAGGTCTGCAAAGACTGGCCAAGGGACTCGGCGATATCGACATGGGGGCAAAGACCGCGCAATACGCCCTGGATAAACTCGGCCTAAAACGCGAGAACCTGATGGAGATGTCCGTCACCGAACAATTTAAAACCATCGCCGACGCAATGGGCGGTCTGCAAACCCAAACCGACAAACTTGCCGTTTCGCAAAACCTGTTCGGTAGGGCCGGCAAAGATATGCTAAACCTGCTGATGGAGGGCCGGGCCGGAATCGAAAAAATTGGCGCCGAGGCCGACAAACTCGGCAAAACCTTTTCGCTTATGGATTACGCCAAAGTCGCCGCCGCCAACGATGCGATGACCAGATTAAAAGCGGTCCTTGAGGGTGCCGCCCAGGTAGCGACAATACAACTGGCACCTGTATTGACAACCATAATCACAAATCTTGTGGAAATGGCCACCGAAGGGGACGGACTTAAAGAAAATATGCGGGGTATGCTGACCACAATATCCGGCGGTTTTATAGGGTTGAGCGATGAGATCGAAATGGCCGGAATTAAAATGGCGGTTTTGAGATCGCAAACCCTAAGTTTTCAGTCAGCACTTTACAAAATAGCTGGAGCCGCTACAAATCTCGATGAACTTTTCGGATTTTCCTATAAAAATTTAGCGGCGGACCTCGACGAAGACATCGCAAAATTAGACGCTGAAATAAACAAAATGGCGGACAAATACGCCAACAAAGATCGCAGCTGGCTCAACAAACTTTTAAACAGTGAGTCTGGTAATAATTCTGGCAGCGATACCGGATTAACGAAAATTCTCGATCAGATAACAAAATACAACAACAAGCTGGAGGAGCAGATCTCTGGACTCACCGGCAGAGCGGCGGCCCTGGCAAAACTTGAAAAACTCGGCTCCGGTTTAACCGGTAAGGCCCTGGAAGATTTCAACGCGGCCCTGGCAGAGACCGGAAAACTCATCGCCGACCTGGATAAAAAAGATGCTTTCAAGGCGATGAGCGAAAACGCCGCAACGCTAATAAAATCGCTGCGATCACCGGCGGAAATCTTTAAGGACCTGCGGGCCGAGTATCACGA